TAGATGCAGAATCTCTTGAGTTACACCAAAAGACTGTGCAGTACGCAGAGGCTAATAAGGTGAGCTACGAAGAGGCTTTAACTAAAGTTGGCAAATAGCCCCACTGTTATAACTATTTTAATAAGGAATCAATATGTCTAAACAAAGTAAGAGTCTTTTGGTGTTAAGCGTTGTCGCCACAGCAGCAATTACCGCTAACCGCTTTGCAACGGTTGCTGGAGCGCAAACGGGCGCTGCTGGTAACTCAATTGGTGTGGCAGATTCTGCTGCCGCAATCGGTGAGCGTTTCCCGGTAGTGAATCAGGGTACGGCTGTCGTTGAAGCTGGTGCTGCGATTGCCGCAGGGGCATTGGTTGAGGCTGATGCTTCTGGCCGTGCCGTAACCAAGGCAGCCGGTGTGACATTAGGCCGACTGGCGCCGGGTGAGTCTGCTGCTGGCGTGGGTAATTTTGTTGAAGTGATTTTATTCACCAACTAACCTAATTTTAACTGATTAACTTTTTAAGGAATTTACTATGCCACAAATGACAGCTGGTCAAGCGCGTGTGATTGACCCCATTTTATCTACCGTAGCTCAAGGCTACCAAAATGCAGAGCTAGTTGGTAATGCGCTTTTCCCGGTTGTGCCGGTTGATCAGCGCGGCGGCAAGATTATTAGCTTTGGCAAGGAAGACTTTCAACTTTACAACACTGGCCGTGCACCTGGTGCTAAAACCAGCCGAGTGCAATTTGGCCATGCAGCAGGGAACTATGCATTAGAGCAACATTCACTTGAGGGCTTGGTGCCGTTTGAAATTCTGCAAGAAGCCAACCAAGTGCCTGGCATTGATTACAGTAAAGTTGCTGTGATGAAAACACAAAATATCATTGCATTGCGCAATGAGAAAGCTCAAGCAGATTTGGCTACAAATGCGGCCAACTACGCAGCAAGTAATAAAACAACTCTGGCAGGCACTAGCCAGTGGTCAGATTACACCGGTACATCTAACCCATCTAAAGACATTGCAGCCGCAATTGAAGTGGTGCGCTCAAAAGTGGGTAAACGTGCCAATACCGTGCTGATTTCAGCATCTGTTTTTGCTGCATTGAAAAACCACCCACTGATCATTGATCGTATTAAGTACACCGGTCGAGATGTAGTCACAGTGGAGTTGTTAGCCAGCCTGTGGGATGTGAAGCGCGTGGTGGTAGGTGATGCCGTGTATGCAGATGATGCTGGTACATTCAGCGACATCTGGGGTAAGTATGTCGTGGTTGCCTATACCGAAACTGGCACATTGCAAGACATGGGGTTGCCGAGCTATGGGTATACCTATCGTTTACGTAATAACCCGGCAGTTGAAATGCCTTATCAGGATCGTAACCAAAAGTCATGGGTTTACCCAGTGACGGATGAGTTAAGCCCAGTGATTGCAGGCGCTTTAGCTGGTTATTTAATTTCAGCAGCTGTTGCTTAACGGCGACTGAATGCTTATAGAAATTGCCGCCGTAAAGCGGCAATTTTAGTGAGCAGTTAGGCTGTTAACGATTAATTTAACGAAAGCACATATGAAAAAATACACGGTAAAGACTCCCATCCAGTTCAATGGAAAGGGCTCTGAGGTTGGTGACACGATTGAACTTGATGATAAACATGCAGTGCAGCTGCTTGAGCTGGATGCTATTGTTGAAATCGCCGCCCCAACACAAAATAACGTGCCTGAAGGTGAAGAAAAATTGGCAGCAATTAAAGCGGCAATTGAAAGCCTTGATGCTGAAAACAAAGAGCTATTCACCAGCTCAGGCAAGGCAAAAACAGAAGCAATTGCTGCAATTACTGGCTGGCCGGTAAGCGCAGCAGAGCGTGATGCTGCCGCAGCACTTATTACACCTGGCGCGTCTGTAACATCTTCCCCTGTGGAATCTGATCTGCAAGCGGCGCAATAAACATGACCTATGCCACACAGCAAAACATGGTTGACCGCTTTGGTGAGCGTGAGGTTGTCGCACTCACTGACCGTGATAACACGGGTGTAATTGATGCTACGGTATTGGCACAGGGGCTGGATGCTGCTGCAGGTGAGGTTAATGCTTATTTGGCTGTTCGTTATGCGCTACCTTTAAACAGCACGCCAATCATTGTGCGTGACTTTGCCTGTGATATTGCACGATTCAGGCTATGTGGTGGCGAGGTTACCGAGACCGAAGAAGTGAGGAACCGCTATAAAGATGCGATCAAGTTCTTTGAGAGGGTGGCCGATGGGAAAATCTCACTGGGGCTGGATGGTTTAAACCAAACTCAAACACCAGCCGGAGCGGTGCTGATCAACACCAATGACCGCGTATTTAGTAAAGCTACGTTGAACGATTATTAAACCCCATGATTGCTGAAATTGAAAATGCCATCATTGATACGTTAAAAAATGCGACTGGCATGGCGTACTTAACGGGGGTTGAGAGTTATGGCGGTGAGCTGGACGATGATTTGAATGAAGTGGTCCGTAAATTCCCAGCCGTATGGGTGGTGTTTGCAGGGAGTGCTAAGCCGGTGAAGTTCGGTGCTGAAAAATTCAAGGTGCCTGCAACCTTTGCAGTGATTGTAGCGGCGCGTAATGTGCGTAATGAAAAATCAACACGCCAAGGCGCCATCGGCGAAGTTGGCACTTATCAGATGTTGCAGGATGTGCGCACGATGCTCATGAACAATGACTTTGGTTTGGCAATCGAGCGGCTTCAACCGGGTGCCACCCGTACCCTGTACAACACAAAAATACGCGGCCAGGCATTGAGCGTATTTAGCCAGGAATGGACAACCGCCTATGTGGATGCCGTACCAAAAGCGACAGAGGTCGATTTGCTCAGGTTTGGTATTAACTACTTTATTAAGCCCGGCGATGACATTGCCGATGCCTCAGACATACTTGAAGTAACTAATTAGGAGTAATCATGAAAGTAAAAGCCGCTACAGGTTTAAAAGTGCCGATGGAAGGCAAGCCTATGGCCTACATTGACGACATCAATGTAGTTGAGGTGCCAGATGATTCCGCTTATTACGCACGCCGTATTAGCGATGGTGATTTGGTTGAGGTTGTAAAACAGGACAACAAGAAAGGTAACGCATAATGGCTAGCGCTAACATTGTATTTGATAACATTGGCAGCTCGATTCGCAAGCCGGGTAAATATGCCGAGTTTAACTTCAAGCTGGCAGTACGTACATTGCCAGGTAACTTACAAAAAGTAGTGATCGCTGGCCAAAAAACAGCGGCTGGGGCACTGCCAGCCTTAACTCCGCTGGATATTTTTAGTGATGATGAGGCAGCTATTTATTTTGGCCGCGGTTCCGTTGGGCACCTAATGGTGCGTGCTGCATTACAGACCAACCCTTATTTAGCGCTCACTATTATTGCACTGGATGATGCAGGTGCAGGGGTTTATGCCACTGGCACCGATACCATTGCAGGCACGGCCACTGGCGTGGGTGTACTCACGCTCAATGTCGGTGACCAAAGCGCACAAGTAGCGATTGCCAGCGGTGATACTGCAGCAGCAGTTGCAGCAGCACTGAATGCACAAATCGCCAAACAGCCAAACCTGCCTGTAACATCTGCGGTTGTTGGCGGGGTAGTTACCTTGACGGCTAAAAACAAAGGCACGCTAGGCAATGGCATTAAATTATCTACTACCATCACCGCAGCAGGCTTAACTTCTACTGTGGTGGCAATGGCCAGCGGTGCAACTGACCCTGTGTTAGCCAACGCATTGGCGGTGGTATTTGCGGCTGGGCATAACATTATTGCCAGTGCTTATAACGATGCAACCAATTTAACCGCACTGCGCACGCACTTAGATAATGTATCTGGTCCACTGGAAAAACGCGGCTGCATTGCCACCTATGGGCATGTTGGTACGCTTGGTGCGAGTACAACGCTCGCTTCTGGCGTGAATTCTGGCCGTATTTATGGTTTGTTGGTTCCGAATGCATATGAAGCCTCTTATGAAGCTTCAGCAAGATTCGCTGCGTTAATCGCCTCTGAAGAGGATCCGGCGCGCCCACTTAATGGATTGCCGCTCACCGGCATGATCGCGCCACCGCTCGCAAACCGATTAAGCCGGACTGAGCAGGAAAACGCGCTTTATAACGGGGTAACTCCAACGGAGGTTGGCCCTGGTGGAAAAGTGCAGATCGTGCGTGCAATTTCAACTTATACCTTAGATGCACAAGGTATCCCAGATATCAGTCAATTAGATATCACTACGATCCGCACGCTGGATTATGTACGTAAAGCGATTATTGAGCGCTTGAGCTTGCGTTTTCCTCGTGAAAAAAAATCACTCCGTACCAAGCGCAAAGTACAAGATGAAGTGATGGACGTGCTTTATAAGTTGGAAGAGCTTGAGATTATTGAAGCCGTCACTGAAAACAAGGATGGCGTCATTGTAGAAGATGATCTGCAAGATCCTAATCGTTTAAACATTCGCATTCCTGCCGACGTGGTGAATGGCTTACATGTGATTGCTGCGCGTATTGATTTGCTTCTTTAACGCAAATTTACACATTTACACTACACGTATATTTGGAGAATTAACATGGCATTAGAAGAGTATTTAGGCGCGATTGTGCTTGAGGTAGATGGGCAAGAAGTCGAGATTGAAAGTTTTGATGTGACTGAAAAGACCGGGCGTAAACTGGTTAAAACCATGAACCGTACTGGTCGTGCCAAAGGCTTTGCCAAAGGCATTGCCGAGTATGATTTAAAAGTGACTGCGGTTATTCCACTCACTGGCGATCTGGATTGGGCGGCGATTCAAGGAGCTAAATTGCGCCAGTATCCGTTGACTGCAGGCGGGAAAGGTACGAGCTATCTGGACTGCTTTACAATTGACGTGGGTGAAGCTTATACCGTTGATGGAGAAGCCAAGCGTAATATTTCAATGGGTGCATTACGTAAGGTTCCTGAATAATGGCTACAGTAAAAGGTAAGCTGATTGTCGGTGTTGAGGTAGATGGTATCGCGCATGTAGACTTTGAAATGCGTGATGCGACGATTCGTAGTGCTGCAAACGCAATTGATAAGGCCAATGCAGCAGGTGAAAATTTGAGCTCATACATCACCATGCGTATGTATAAGGCAGCAGAGCAGTTGGTTAGCCTTGGAACCTTGCCCGCAGACAAGATTAATGCTGAATTGTTGATGGGGTTAGATGAGTCTGACATTGAGCCAATTTTAGAAGCGCAGGATGAGCTTGAAAAAAAGCGCAAAGGCTTGAAGAGTTAATCAGGCCGCTTACCAATATTGAAATTGTTTTAACGCAGCATGGCTTCAGGAATGTGCAGGATATGACTGAAGCGCATGCTGAAAGTATTATCAGTTTATTGCTTGGCATTAAAGATAAGCAAAAAAAGCCAACAGAAATAATCAAACAGAATAGTGCTGGTCATGAAATCACCACTACTCGCCATATCAATACCCGCAAACGTAAACCAGTGGAGAGATCATCATGAGTGAAATGGAATTAGAGCTAAGGCTTAAATTACAAGATCGCATGAGCGCTGGCATGAAGGCAGCCCTTAAGAGCTTGCAAAATGAATCTAAAGGCTTGAAAGGCCATTTGGATGGGGTGGCTAAAGCTGCTGGTAATATTAAGCCTACGGGTATTGAGCGCATGATCAAGAGCATGAATGCGCTTAAATCTGCGACAAAATCTACAATGGACATGTTGAGCAAAACTGCGCAGATTGGAACGTCAATCGCTGCTGGTGGGTACGTGGTAAAACGTGCGCTGGATAAGCCAATGGCCTATGCAGATAAGCTGGCATCTATTAGCAATATTGCATATAGCGACCGTGATGTGACCGGTCGCATTGCCGGGCAAATGGATTTAAACAAAGCCATACGTAATGCGCAGGCCGCGGCTAACGGACGTGGTAATCAGGACGAATTGGCTGCGACGCTGGGTGACTTAGTTGGTTCTGGCGCAATGGGTGCTGGTCAGGTTGGCGTTAAAAGTAGTATGAATTTATTGGCAACTTTGAATAAAGCAAGTATTGGCACCGGAGCTGATATCGGTGACCTTGCCAAGATTGCAATGGCGGCTAAGCAGAATATGGGCATGAGTGATGCTGAAGTTAAGCAGTTTTTAAGTCAGGCAATCACTGCTGGTAATTTGGGTGGTTTTGAGATTAAAGACATGGCGCGTTATTTGCCTGAGCAAATGGCTAGCTATGCAGCCAATGGCATGAAGGGTATGGCTGGCGCACAGGATTTATTAGCTTACAATCAGGTGAGCCGTATTACTGCTGGCAATGCGGATCAGGCGGGGAACAATCTGGTGAACTTGCTTGGTAAGGTTAACTCTGTAGACACGCAAAGAGACTTTCAGAAACAGGGGGTAGACTTAACTGGTAGCCTTGCGCTTGGCAAAAGTAAAGGGATAGGCACGCTAGATACTTTTATGATGCTGGTAGATAAGATCGCTAGCAAAGACCCTATGTACCAAGCCTTGAAAAAGAAAGCCTCTTCGCAAACTGGAGATGCACAAAAGAAAACCATTGAAGCGATGATGGATCTGTATGAGCAAAAAGGAATTGGCATGACGGTGCAAGACCGTCAGGCGATGGCGGCATTGCTTGCGGCCAGACAGCAAAAAGGCAAGCTTGATGAAGTGCGTAATGCAGTGCGTAGTGATGATGGCACGCAGATTGATAGAAACTTTTCAGTGCGTGATGCGAATGCATATGCAGCAAAAGATAGAATGGCAAATGCCAGTGATCGTGCCGCCTTTGCTGCTGAGCAGTCAGGTGACGGTGTAATTACAAGCATGATGAATGGTGCAGCCAGCCTTGCGGATAAGTTTCCAAATTTAGCGGCGGCTGCTTATAGTGCCACGACTGCTTTGGCTGCGCTGGCTGCGGCTGGTGGAATTTCGACAATTTTAAAAGGTGGCGGAAAGGATGCTCTTGGGAAGGCGGCGACTAAGGCGGGCGGAATTGGATCAGCAGCTAAAGGGGCTATGTCAGGAGGAATGTTGTCATCATTAGTACTTGGCGCTGCGCCATTAGCAGCTATGCTTGGTGTCACTAATTGGGTTGATGATAAAAGCCATGACAAGCAACGTGTATCTTCACTTATGAGCCTGGGAAGTGCATTGAATAAATTATTTGGCAGTGATCCTGATGCAGCTCAAAAAGAGTGGCGTAAAAAAAAGGATGCTGAACTTGGTATTCAGCAAGTCAATGTTACGGTAGAAGTTAAAAATGGCAACATTGTCGCAGCCGTTAACGAAAAAAACACTCGCCAGGCTAATCGACATTAATACAATGCCTATAAGACCGCAAGGGTCTTGTCCGTGGAATATACAATGTAACCATCACATTGGTATTCACACGCCATAGCGGAAGCGCTTCCGCCTTAATTGACCACTCGCGCGCGCGTAAGATGCGCTCATGGCTTGGCGAGATACCTTACTTGATGCTTCATTCCGCGGGATTACATTTGATGTAATCTCTTCGCCTTTGGATGTCCAGCGGGCGCTTAGTGAGCATAGTTATCCATATGTACACGGCGCTGACATTGATGACCTTGGCAATGATGCGCGGGTATTCCCTCTTGAAATAATCATTTACGGCGATGATTATGAAAGCAAGTTGACAACACTGATTGCTGCTTTTGATACTCTTGGTGCCGGTGAATTGGTACATCCGATATTTGGCACGATACAAGCTCAAGTTGCAAACTATAAAGTTGATCATGATGCGGATAATGTAGATCAATGCCATATTAGTGTGCAATTTAAACAGCATACTGCAGCGCCAAGCTTTTTTGATAAAGTGCTGCCAGCGCAGAGCTGCGAAGCGATTGGTGCAGGTGTTTATAGTGTGAGAGATGCGACCTCTAACGTATTGAATAAAGAGGTTTCAGTAGTCTTGGCATCTGGCATATTTAGCCGAATTGAGCAGTTGCGTAACAATATGACGGCAGCTCTGAGGCAGATGGAAAGCAAGGTTTCCGGGGTTATTTCTAGTGGGCTGGATGTTGTTAATTTTCCCATTGCCTGGGCGAGTGATGTTTCTGCCATTGTGAATGGCATTGTTGATTTACGTGGCTTTGATGTTGCTAATTTAAGCGCCAATTGGAAAGCTGCATTTTCTGATTTGTCGGATCCGGTCTCATTTCCTCCTCAAGCAACCAATACTGCGCGCTCACCAGTGCGTGACTTGGCCGTCATCAATAACCATATTGCATTAGAGCAGGCGCTAGGCCAAGCAGATGTGGCGCGCCTTGTATTGCTAAGCGAGGTTGATTCCCCAAGTTTATCACTCACTGAAATTGAGCTTTTAACCGCGAATTGCCGTACTTCAATCGATGCGGTGATCAATCAGACGCGAACTATCTATGGCATTGAGAATAGCCGTCCTATCGTTGAATCTTTAAAAACTGTTGCGCTTAATGTGCAAAATGCTGCAAAAGTTGTGATTAATGCCCGCCCGCCACTGGTTAAAAAAATGGTTGAAGGCTTGGTTAATTATCGGCTGCAAGCGCACTTTTGGTATGCAGACCATACCCGCGCCCCTGAACTATCCAGGTTAAATATTGGCTTGCGCACCCCTAATCTGATTAATAAGGGGGTGGTGCTTAATGCCTATGCCAGCTAACGAAATAGTATCTCTGCTGATTAATGGCAGAGTACATGACCGGTGGGAAAGTTACGAAATTGATAGTGACTTGCAAACGCCTGCTGATGCCTGGCATGTAACGCTTGGCTTGCGTACAAATGAATTGCCTGACTTTGTGAAGCCTTGGGATACGGTTGTTATCAAAGTTGGCAATGACACGGTAATGACTGGGCGCGTGGATGAAATTAGCGACAGTATTGATAAACATAGCAAAACGCTTACCTTGAGTGGCCGTGACTATGCTGCGGTGCTGGTTGATTGCGCTGCGCCTATTTTTGTAGCGCGCCAAATCACCCTAGAGCAGATCATTGCCAAAGTGGTTCGCCCGCTTGGCATTGCCAATGTGAGGATTGATGCAGACAGCACGCGCACACGTGAAAAAATAAATATTGAGCCAGGTGATCGCGCTTGGGATGCTTTACAAAATGCCGCTGAAGCTAATGGTTTATTCCCTTGGTTTACACCTGATGGCACCTTGGTTGTAGGTGGCCCAGACTATTCAACCCAGCCAGTGGCTACATTAGTGATGCGCTTTGATGGCAAAGACAACAACTGTGAGCATATTAGTCGCACTCGCAATGTGGCCAACCAATTTAGCCAGATTACTGTGCTTGGTCAGTTTCATGGCACGGAGCATGAAACTGGAAAACATAACATCCATTCTACGGTTGAAGATAAAGCCGTTACTTTTAACCGCCCACAAATCGTGGTTGATCACGAGTCAGACAATATTGCTGTGGCCAAAGACCGTGCGCGTAAATTATTGGCTGATGGCCGTTTAAGTGCCTTTGATCTAATCATCAAAGTTAAAGGGCATCGCATTGCCAAAGATGGGCTGTTATGGACGCCTGGGCAACGTGTGCAGGTTGAAAGTGAGCCGCATGGTATCAATGGCATTTACTTTTTAATGGCACGTACCTTTGTTGGTGGGCGTGACGATAGCGCATCCACTGAATTGAAGCTTAAAGAAGATGGCGTTTGGGTGCTGGATGCGCACCCTCATAAACGTAAGCACCGCCGTGGTAAAAATAGCTTACCAAAGATGGAAGTTGTGGATGTGACCAAATGATTGCTCAAATCGACAAACGTATCAGGCGTGCGCTAGGTTCAATCCGCTTAGCCTTTCGTGGCGTGATTCGCCATGTGAATACGGCCCCTGCCGTTATCCTGGTACAAGGCGATGGCTTAAATGGTGAGCAGCTACAAGCTGCTGAGTATTTTCAGCACTATGGTTTGACAAGCAACCCGCCCGCTGGCGCCATGATGGTAGTGCTGCCTATTGGCGGAAACACCGCTCATGGCATTGTAATTGCCACCGAGCATGCTACCTACCGTTTAAAAAATCTAGCGCCTGGTGAAGTTGCGTTGTATGACGACCAGGGGCAAAAAGTACATATCACGCGTAATGGCATTGTGATTGATGGTGCAGGAAAGCAGGTGACCATTACCAATACGCCTAAAGTGCGGATGGAGACACCGCAGTTTGAAGTGACTGGCGAGATTAAAGACCAGTGTGATAGCACAGGTAAAACCATGAGTGGTATGCGCAATACTTACAACACACATACCCATAATGATCCGCAAGGTGGCGCTGTCAATGTGCCTAATCAGGGCATGTAATGGCGGGGTTAATTTAAATGGATACCTGGCTAAACCCACTCACGGGGGATTATGACTTTATTGGATTCTCCAATACCCAAGACCCTGATGATGGTCTGGCTAATGCGGTATATATCCGCATTATGACTCCATTAGGCAGCTGGTGGCAAAACCCATTATTAGGTAGCCGCTTGCATGAGTTACAGCGTGAAAAAGACCTGCAGCGCGTGAGCATACTGGCTAAACAATATGCCGAACAAGCATTGAAACCTATTCTAGATGATGGCCGCGCTGTAAATATTGAGGTGTTTACACAGCAGGATCATAACGGCCGCTTAAATCTGCTGATTGAAGTGACTGATAGCGCATTGGTAAAACGCCAATTTAACTTATTTGTGAAAGTATCTTAACGATGTCGTTTACCACTAAAACACAGCCTGAAATTAAAAACGATATTCTGCGCGATATTCAAAACTTGAATCCTGCGGCAAGCGTGGGTGAAGATAGCGATTTTAATGTGCGGGCAAGTGCAAACTCTGCTGCTATTGAGGGGCTGTATGAGCACCAAAAATGGATTGTGCGCCAGATATTTCCCGATACCGCTGATGATGACATCATGGAAGTGCATGCAAATCTGCGCAAAGTTAATTATAAGCCAGGGACATTAGCCACCGGCAGCATCAACTTTACCGGTGTGGTGGCTAGTAACATTCCAATTGCTACTGAGTTAAAAACAGCGGATGGCCTAATATTTTTAACGACTGCTGCCGGGGTGATTGATGGCGCTGGCAATGCTGTAGTACCAGCACAGGCTGCAGCAGTTGGCATTGCTTACAACATTGCGTTAAATACTGCATTGACTTTAACGGCAGCGCCTGCTGGCGTGAATAGCACTGGTACTAGCACTGTGTTTTTATCCGGCACCGATGCCGAAACTACCGCCAGCTTATTAGCAAGACTTTTAAGTGTGTTACGTGACCCACCTGCGAGTGGCAATACAGCCGATTATAAACGCTGGGCATTAGAAGTAGCTGGTTGTGATGGTGCAGAGGTGTTTCCACTACGTCGTGGTTTGGGCACAACGGATGTGATTATCAGTAGCGCTGGCGGCTTGCCAAGTCTTGATTTAATCAACGCTGTTACCGCCAACATTGATGCAAACCGCCCATGTGGTGTTAACACTCTGAGCGTATTATCTCCCACCCCCTTACTGCAAGATCATACGATACAAGTAAAAATTAGCTCAGGTACTTTAGCTGAAGTCGCTGCAACGATTAACCAGGCGCTTGATAATTACTATGCCAATTTAGGCATAGGCCAGCCTTATATTAAAAGTGAGGTTGAGGCATTAATTAGCGACTTGGCTGTGGTGACTGACAGAGCGATTACCCTGCCTGCGGCCAATGTAGTACCAACGGTTAATGCATTGCTTGTTGAGTGGTGCCGTAAAGGCACGGTCACTGTGACGTTGATGCCATGATAAGCACATCCCCCCATGCTGAATTATTAAAGCGACTGCTTCCGCCAGTATCTTATGATGCCGCTGGCGAAAATTTATCCCGTGAAATTGAAGCAGATGGCTTGGCCCTTGATGCTGCGTTTGAGCGTGCAAAAGTGGCGCTGCAAGCCATCACTCCCAATGCTGGTGAGCTGCTTGAAGACTGGGAGCGTAATTACGGATTGCCCTGCGACTGTTTAGCTGCTGCAACCTTAAGTCGCAGTCAAAGGCTGGCATTACTGATAGCAAAAATCAACGAAGGTGGCACATTTACAAAACAAAAAGCCATAGAAATTGCCGCCACCATCGGCTATACCATCACCATTACTGAAAACAGGGCGCGTGAATATGCTGGTGGATATGGCTTGGAATATGCCGATTGGCAATGGAACTTTGTGTGGGATGTCACCACGATCAATAACACCATCACCATGCGCCAATATGGTGATGAATTCGGCTTTGGCTATCGTGAATGGGGTAATGATTTGCTTGAATGCATTATGCGATCAAAAGCACAGTCAGACACATTAGTTCGTTTTATTTATTTGTAGTTTTTGAGCAAAGCTCGTTAGGAGTTTTTATGCAGTATCCAATTTCAGTTCCTGAGGTGAATTTATATGCAGGAAAGTTTACAAATGGCGATCCGTTATTGAGTATCCCACGCTCGATTGATCGGGCTGAAGATATGAATCGTGTTTATGATGAATTGATTGCGGTGGTTACAGGTGCCGGTTTAACGCCAAGTGAAGCAGACAACACCCAGCTTTTTCAAGCCATCAATAATTTAATCAATGGTGGCGACTACAAAGCCAGCGTGCGTTACACAACCACGGCCAATATTGTATTAACTGGTCTTGGCACACAAGCTGGTGGCGATTGGGCATCGGCTTTAACCGCAGGCGATAGAATTTTAGCCAAAGACCAAGCAACAGGTGCAGATAAAGGCGTTTATATTGCCGCAGCTGGCGCTTGGTCGCGTGCGACAGACGCAGATACTGGCACAGAATTTAACGGTGGTGCAATTATCCCGGTGGAAGAAGGTACGGTGAATGCCAATACAAATTGGCAGATTACTAACGATGGTACGGTAACGATCGGCTCTACGGCTTTGATATTTCAGGTTCTTGGTAATTCTGCGGATGCCAGTGAGACTGTTAAAGGTATTGTTGAGATTGCGGATAATGCTGAGGCTCAGGCTTTTACTGCAAATAAAGTTATTGATGGAGCAAAACTTAATACCGCATTCAAAGGCGCTAATCAATCTTTAGCTGCCAGCGGCTATCAGAAACTGCCGGGCGGGTTGATTTTACAATGGGGAGTAACAGCTTCACTTACCGACGATACGGCATCGTCAGCCGTAACATTCCCGGTGGCTTTCCCAACTGCTTGTGTAAGAGTGTTTGTCACTGGTGATGCTTCTCCTGGCTCCGGAGCTTATGCATTTGGCGTTATCAGCAAATCAACAACAGGGTTTAATGTGTCATATTCATCAACCCCAGTTTCTGTAACTCAAACCGGCTCTTATTTTGCAATAGGTTACTAAGGGAAGAATATGTCAAAACACATTTTATTTAAAGACAGCAAGCTGGCCGCACGCTACGACAGCGCCATTAACGCATCAATTCCATCTGAAGCAGTTGAGGTTAACGATGCGCTTTTCTTTCAAACTATTAACGAGCATGACGGAATCTGGTCGCTGGTTGATGGTGAGGTGACTAAATTACCGTTCCCACTGCCATCAATCACCTCGTTGATTTCAGCCAAGCACAATGAAATTAATACCGCATTTGAGCAAGCCATGCAGCAAATCACCAGCGGTTACCCAGCCAGTGAAACATCAAGCTGGGCAAAGCAGGAAACCGAAGCACGTAATTATATAGTTGACAACACAGCACCTGCGCCATTGCTTGATGCGCTGGCTGCAACACGTGGTGTAGCTAAGGTTGAGCTTGTATCACGCATCATCGCCAAAGCTGACTTGTTTGCAGCTGTGAGCGGACAGTTGATTGGTCATCGTCAAGCGTTAGAAGACGCGCTTGACTCATTGTCTGAAACTGCCACTGCTGAAGACATTGCAGCAATCAACTGGTAATAGTTCGACAGGCTCACTAACCATGAAAAATTACTTTCTCAACGTCTTGATCGCCATCGACCAGCTGCTCAATGCGCTGCTCTTTGGCGACCCGGATGAAACCATATCGAGCCGCATGGGTAAATACGTTGCGCGTGGTCGCGGCTTTATACCGTGCGTGCTGTGCAAGCTGCTGGATGTAGTTTTCAGAGAAAAAGACCACTGTAAAAACTCTATTGAGCTGGATGAGGGAATTAAATGAAATATTGTTATTGGGCATTGCTTTGGATTCCTATGTTTATCATCGGTATTGCTGGCCGCATATTTTCGCCAATTGCCGTTATTTTTATAGTGCGCGCACCAAGGTTAGATGTAGTCAAGCGGTTAGGCAAAAAACAGGTACTGCTACAGCGAGATAACCTTGTGTGGTGGCTCAGCTGGTTTGGCACGGATGATAATGCCGTGGATGAATACTGGTATGGCTGGTATGACCAAGCCAGCACAAAAACGCAGCAATATTACGATACGCATAAAGTTTACCGATGGTATTGCCGAATGATGTGGCTACAGCGCAACAGCATGTACACGTTCAACCGACAATTCTTTGGCTTGCCTAAAGATAGTAAATTAGCCTGGCAATATAAGGCACAAAAGCCATTATGGTTTGGTTATTACAACGACATCAATATTGGTTTTAAGGCGCATAAGGGCATCGACAAACTGCTTTATGCAGGGCGCATCATCGGATTAAGAAAGTATTAAAAAAACAGGGCGAGTGAATCAAGTATTACGAGTACTTTAGCCACCCGTCTCACCGTAACCGTTCTACGGATCAACCAAAGACCCTGCGCCACTAGCGGCAGGGAAATTATAGGTGACCCGTATGAAATACACTATTAGAGATTTACGTTGTAGCAAGTGTAATAAAAAGCTGGCTGAAGGTATGGCTATAAAATTAAGTATCAAATGTCCACGTTGTGGGGTTATTAATGAGTATGGAGATAGCAAATGAAACAAGATGATGCAATTGAGCAAGAGATTCAAGCTAAAGGCTTAACGGCGCCACGCATTACGCCTGCTGATATTGAGGCATGTATCGTAAGCGAGCATTATTTCACGGCAGCCGATGCATATCGCTTCGGCTGGTTGACTCATGATCATGAAAGCCTTATTGATCGTGAGGCTGTAGTAGATATCGGTGCCAGTTTGCGGTCCAGAACTTATAGCGGTAGCTGTATTGCAATTGATGCGAATGCTGATACTCCACCACAATTAAAGTTATTAACTTTTGCAGTACTGGTTCTGCGTAATGGCTTCACCGTCACAGGCGAGTCTGCCTGCGCCAGCCCTGAAAACTTTGATGCTGAGATTGGCCGCAAGATTGCCCGCCAGAATGCCGTGCAAAAAATCTGGCCACTTGAAGGCTATTTACTGCGCGAAAGATTAGCGGTAGCTGAATCTTTGCTTTAAAAATACCCAGATAGAAGGCGTAGCGGAAGCCTTCATTATATAAGGTCTGATAGAACCTAAACCGCTACAGATGGCCCGGCTGAAATATCTATCAGGGCATATTTTAGAGCGTCATGAGCGCCTTACTTAAGGAGACCTTCATGACGAGTCAAACCCGTTCTTTAACATCACGTAAATCACCGCTTGCTTGGGTAGGTGGTAAGAGCAAGTTGACTGGCACTATCATTCCATTGATACCGCCGCATAAGTGCTACGTTGAAGCCTTTGCAGGTGCAGCATGGGTGCTATTCAGAAAGCCTGAAAGCAAGGTTGAAGTCATCAACGATATCAACAGCGACCTTGTTACCTTATATAGAGTGATACAAAATCACCTTGAAGAGTTTGTGCGCTACTTTAAATGGTCGCTGATCAGCCGTGAAGAGTATGCACGATTGCAAGCAGTACCAGCTGAAACTTTGACTGATATCCAACGCTCAGCACGCTTTTATTATCTGGTTAAAAATGCCTTTGGTGCCAAGATTGTGCATCAATGCTTTGGTGTAGCCAGTACTAGCAAGCCAAGGTTAAACCTATTGAGATTAGAAGAGGAACTTAGCGAAGCACATCTGCGCTTAAGCCGTGCAACGATTGAAAATCTACCCTATGATAATTTAATCAAGCGGTACGATGGCAAGGATACATTTTTCTATTGTGACCCACCATACTGGGATTGTGAGAACGACTATGGCAAAGGCTTATTCACTAAAGAAGACTTTACCCAGCTGCGTGATGTACTAGCAAAGTGCCAAGGTAAGTGGTTAGTCAGCATCAACAATGTGCCTCAGATACGTGAGCTATTCAAAGGTTATGAGTTCAAAGAAGTGCAAACTAGCTACAGCATCAACAAAGGAGAAACCAAGCCAGTTACTGAGCTGTTAATCGCTAATTACAAACTTAGGTGATTGATAAATATAAGGTGGTCAATGTAATCTTTATCATCGCGTTAAATACATATTAGTTTTGTAAGTGATTAACGCGTTAAATAATCGGTTAGTGCCAAATTAACCGATTATTTCATAATTACTTAGTGCCAAATCAAATGCAAATTAGTGCCAAATCGCGCGGCGCGTTACAAAAAGACAGCATCCAAAGAGTCTTGCAGATGGATTAAATAATAGCGCTAATCGGAGGTGATAGCACAAAAGAAAAAGGCTTAATCATTTCTGATTAAGCCTTATATATCTTGGTAGGGTGTGCGGGGATCGAACCCACGACAAACGGATTAAAAGTCCGCT